AACATTGTCTGGTAGTTTGTAAGTACCAACACGGCGATTCAAAATCAGCTGGTAAGCTGCCGCTTGTACGCTGGGTGCGGCACTGTTCATTTCGTCCATAAACAGGATAATTTGTTTATGTTTAGATGCAAGTGCCTCATCTGGCAACTCGCTAGGAGGTGCCCAAACCATTTTGCTAGTATTTGAGTCAAAGTAAGGAATACCTTTAATGTCAGTGGGTTCCCAAAGACTCAAACGAACGTCGATAACGTGAGCTTCGAGCTCGGTACCGAGTTGTTTAATAATATCGGACTTGCCAATTCCTGGAGGACCCCATAGGAAAATTGGACGTTTGCTTTTAAATGCTTTACGCAGGGATTTTTTTGCACCTTTGGGACCAACTGTGCGGCTAATAACTTCGCTCATCTTTATTTCCTATCTTAAGTAAGTTGAGGGTGGATTTAACTGTCTATGTATGTATTATAGCGCCGCTAGCCGGCAATGTCAATCACTATCTTTGTTATCTAGTTCTTTTTCCCGCTCGTTTATTGCTTTAATTAGTCCAAATTTTCTAATGTCATCGGAGAACATGTACAGCTCAAAACTTTTACGCTCTGTAAAAACGGTAATACTTTCGTTGGTTAGATAATATGGGCTATCCATATATCGTTCCAAAAATATAATTGTTTGAGGGCTCAATTCAATAGGTTCGGTAAATGGCACTTCGTATTCTTTGATTTCCAAAGTGTTAACCAAAAAGTCATAACCATCGTCACTTAGCCGAAATGCATTTTTTTTATTTGCTCGATTAGATTGCCACCACTGACGAGAGTACAGTGTAACATTAGCTTCGTCAATGCTTTTGTTCCACTGCTGTAAAAATATTTTGGTTAGTACATCTCTTCCAATCATTTTACTGTAGTGCCGGATGTCAGCATGACGACATGAAAATCAGTAGTGCCAAAAGTTAAATTTAATTTTTTAGCAAGATTATGTGCGTGGCCTGGATTTGAAAAACTAACTTTTTTATATTTTGGTCCAGGATAAGAGGTAAGGCTATTAAACGATTTTAAGTTAAAAGGTTCGTTCTTATAGAATACAGCCCAAATTGCTTCGGCTTCTAGAATTTGCTCTGCTTTGTATGTTTTTTTATTAACATATTCTAGCAGTACTTTAGGTTTAGGTCTTGACATGATGCGTATCCGAGATATATACGCATATATTTATCTCATTTAGGCTCTTGGAAACCACCACCATCCATCTCAACAGTAATTACTTCGCTACCAACACTACGCTTTAAATCGTTATATAAAGTCTCATAATCCTGGTTTACCTTATCTAGAATCTCAGTTAATGCTAGATGCAATAATCTTGCCTGCTGTATTGTTAGTTTAATTTCTCGATGTTGTGCTAACTCAGCAGATCTTAGAGTTTGAACAAATTGTGTAACAGGACTTAAATTAATCTGATTTTGCATTAGCGAGCACCGTTTTCATTTCGAGTTCTGATTTAAATGGTCCTTTGTAAGGGTACCGTTCGATAGTAATAGCCTTGGGACAGAAGCTCTTGACCCAACCTTTATCAAATTTAATTGTATAATATCCTGCACAGTACAAACTCTTACTGGCATTTGATTTTGTAAACAACGGAAGTCGACGTCGAATATCATACATTTCATTATATGGATTACAACTAGTTGGATATCCATGACATTCATTTATATCTAGATCAGTTACTTTAACTTTACTACTAGTTAAAAAGAAATCATCTCCAAACTGTTTGGTAAGGTCTTGTTTTTTATTAAACATAACTTCGCCGTTGGTACTACTCAAAATAAATTTATTATTTTCTTTTTTATGTAGTGTGGCAATTTTAGAACCGTCTTTCTCGACGATCCAAAACTTTCCATCTACAATAGGTTTTGCGTGTATCTCTGTCATTAGTGTTTATGACCGCAGTTGCAGTCATCCTTTGTAAAAAATTTTTTAATTGATTGCAACAGATTAACATATCTAAAATGATAATCTGTTAGTATTGGCATTCGATGCGGACATCGACCTTGACGCCAATCGCAATTACTTTTAATTTCTTCATTACAAGTTGAGCATTGCATATTAGCTTTCCTTATATTTGGCTTGGAACGGTTCTGCATATGTTTGTATGTTGTCTGCAATCTTCTTCATATCCCATGCGTTGCAGAATTTAAGCATACGAATACCTACTTGATCTACAGTTTTAGGAACTGCGTTTGTATTAACTGTTTCTTTAATTAGTGTTTTAATTTCGTCTGGTTGTGCAGTTAAGTCGCATAACTGTACATTACGCTGATAATCTTCTAGCACACGGTGTTCTACACCATTGTGGTCAACCCATCTCTGAAGCATGAGATTGTTCCACGAATATCCGCGGCTTTTACGATCTTCGAACGCTTCAAGCAGACCCACTTTGTTTTTACTACCTTTAGTGCGTACACCCGGATACGCTGAGAAGACATTATCACTGGTATCACCACGCATACATTTTTCGAACAGCATCCATTCTGGATCTTGTGCTGGCTTTGCTTCGCCTGTCTTTTTGTCTTTAACGGGTTTACCTTTGGCATCAAATATACCTTCGTGTGTGATGTGTAAATCGCCTACACCGTTATATTGACTAACAGTGGAACTTACTAATTGTGCAAAGTCACCATCTGTTGAAATAATAACGTGCTTTGCATCGGGATGGCTTTGTATCCATCCAGCAATAAGATCATCTGCTTCTAGCTGTTTATGTTGTAAGACTGTGCAGTTAGTTTTTTCTGTAATGAAATCTTTAAACTGATCAAATGCTTCCCAGAACAACTTATCTTCTTCTTGTTGTTTTTCTGTCATTGCATTGCGTGTTTCTTGCCTATTAGCCTTGTACGGTTTATAATGATCTTTACGCCAGCTTCGACCTTCTAGGCAGAACACTACATGAGTGCCACCAAAATCTTGCCATGCTTTCTTGATACTATTAAAAGTAATATGGAATGCCATGCCGAGTTTAATTTCAGCATCGCCTTGAACTACGTGTCTAGCACGAAAAAATGTGTTAGCAGTATCAACTATAATGTGTGTCATTCTACCTGCGCTTTGCCATTAGGCAATCTACTTACGTTAATATAACCAGCACCGCGAACAGGACTTTGTCCTTCTTCAACTAACATATTGCTAGCCAAATCGCGGAACCAACGATCGACAATTTCTTCATCTGGATCACCATCGAAACCATATCCAGCTTGTTTCAATTGTAACACAAACTGTTCGTTCCAGTCAAGTTCAAAAAAGCCATTACGGACATTCTCTTTATTAACATGCGTATCTAGTACAGCTACCCAAGGTTCACCTTTGGCATTGGCACGATCTTTTGGAGTCATCTTAGCCTGTGCTTCTTCTTGTTTAGCTTTGGTTGTTTCTAATTGAGCTTGCTCTTTTTCTTCAAGCAGTTTATCAATACCAAACATCTTTCTAATAAATTTTTTCATTAAGTTCCCCACTCATTTTTAAATAACGGTACTTGCAATCTATCACTATACCGCAATCCGTTTTTCATAGCAAGTTCTGCAACACGGCGATTGTTTAATGAGTAAACACTTTCCACACCACCCACTGGCATCAAATATACCGGACCAGTAAATCCGTTTTCTCTATAAATGTCAACGGTTTCAATTGCTTCTTCTGCATCTTCTTCTGTTGCAACAACAAATTTCAAATACACATAGCCAGCGTCTTGATAGTCATTAACAACTTCAGGTTTAATTGCTTCGTGTCTTGCTTCGCCACTGCAACTGAGTTTAGCACTGACACTGAATGTTACGCAACGTTCTCCAGGAATCTTCATAGACCATTCTTGCAAGTATTCTTTAAATTCCGGTGTAAGAGGCTGAGTACCATTTGTCTCAAAAGTAATTTCTTTCAATTGTCTCATATAAACATGATCTAACAAATCTGGATAAGCACGTTGCCAACCTAACAACGGTTCACCACCTGTAATAACCAAGTGTTCGTCCACCCATGTTTTATGTGGAAGTATTTCTGCAATATACTCTGCAATACCATCTGTTTCCATCATAGGACTCAAATCTTTAAAGTCAGGATGCCAACTGGCATAGCTGTCACAGCCTGTACTAACTAACGGTAAATCTTTATATGTTGCAAACGGTGTAATCATTTTATGTGTTGCGGCAATGTCAGTTGCCTCGTGACTTATTTGACCTTTTGGCATACCAAAGCCTGCACATTTAAAGTTACAACCAAATGTACGTAAGAAAACACTAGGAACACCCATATAGCGTCCTTCACCTTGTATGCTGTAAAATAATTCAGCAATTTTAATTTTACTCATCTTCATCTCTTTCTAAAAACTGACTAACTTGGTGTTCTGCATCTTGAATTGATTCTGCCCACACTGTAAAAGTAGCAATACCCTTACTGGCGTACAGATCAAACGGTACAACTCCTTGTGGCAACCAATTCTCGCCTACTTCACGTTTAATTTCAAACTTATTTAGGTCTGTAGTTTTCATCCGATAGATAAGTTCGTCTGTTAATTGCTTTGCAGTGTTCATGCGCAATCCCCTTGTTCGGCTAGTTTAACAGTTGCAGATTTTTCTTTTCGTTCTGCTCTAAACATTTCAACATCTTCTATTGCGCTTTTCAATGTTTCTGCATAGTTAAGAGCTTGTTGTTTGGTCAAACATACTGTTGACTCTGTATCAATGTAGCCTTTAGTCAACAGCGTCCAGATGTGATACCAGCGGGTCTTAGACCAATAGTTTGTTTTACCTGTAGTATAAATGGTTACAGTAATATCGTGGTCGTCTGCTTCTACCCACATGTTATGATTATGATTTTCATCACCACAATTGCAAGAGATTCGATAAACTCGACTATCTCCCCAATCGTTTGTTTGCATTATACCTTCTGCTGGAATTTGAACTATCATTGGAATGTCGGCCTTTCAAATGTTTTAATTTTACTTCGACTAGCTGAGATATTATCTACCATTTGATTATATTCTTCTTCACTTAACGCACTCTTATAAATGGTCAAGGACTGAGTCATCATTATAGCCGCAACTTCCATGGGACTATTTTCTGTACACATGTGATCGGCAAATTCTAAAAAGTTATTATAAAGACGTTGTAATTTGTCATCGGTCATCTTGGTGCAAACTCCTGTTGTAATTTAATATTGTCAAAGAATTCTTTCTTAGTTCCTGGATCTGTGTTAAACGCACCTTTAAGTACTGTGGTCTGTGTTAGACTAGAGTGTGCCATAATGCCTCGATTTTCACAGCAACCATGTGTAGCTTGAATATAGACTGCTACGTTTTCGCTAGCAGTAGCTTTCATAATCTCTCTTGCGATGTCGTTACATAGCTCTTCTTGTAAGGTTCCTCTCCGGGCACACCACTGAGCGATCCTTGTATACTTGCTAAGTCCAATTAATTTTTCTGCCGCAATAATGCCAATATAAGCAACCCCAGCAACGGGTTGGTGATGATGGCTACACATACTACGAAGTTCACTGCGAACCACGAGCATGCCTTCGTAACGGTCCGCCGAATCATTTGGAAATGCTGTTGCGTCTGGGGGTGTTTCATATCTTCCTGCCATTATTTCATTAAAGTACATCTTAGCAAGGCGTCGGGCTGTGCCCTTGCTGTTTGG